TGAGTCATAACTTAACTCTATTGCATCAACAGCACTTGGCCAACAATCTTGAAAATCAAAGTCTATTGCTACACTACCATCTTTTGTATATTGTCTTATTTTAAGCGTAGTATACCAATCAGCCGGAACCACACTCCCCGCTAAATTGTTTTCGCTTCCGTTAATATACTCTGCCCATTTCTCCATCGCGATTCTTATTCCATAATCTTCTGGATTAATGAACGTGGTGGATAAAGTTCCAAACGTCATTTCGCCAGGGATTTTAACTGTTCGACCAAAGTATTGCTTTTCTATTGGTGTAATAGTTAAGCCAGGAATTGAAGTAGTAGTACATTGATACTGAGATTTCCGTAGTGCCTCCAACCCTTCAGGTCCAGACGGAGAGTATATTTGAACGTCAAATAAACTAGGTCTAGCGCCCCCTAATGTGAGCGCCGACTTAAAGTCTGAAATTTTTCCTATTGCCATTTAATTTCTCCTAATCTTGTTGTAAGTATTTATATCAAAAATATTAAACAGCACCAACGACTTCGGAGAATTCTACACCACTTCTAACAGCAACAAAGTTGAGTTGGATGAAGTTGATAGCTCGTGAAGGTTTGATGAAAATATCTCCCCTAAACGAATTAGAATCTACAACTTGAGAAGTATTGTTAGAAGCATCACACACGACTCTAAAGTCTTGTATTCCACCTCTACCCTGAATGTCTCTCAAGAAAGGTTCAACCATTGCAACAAACTGTGAACGTGTGAACTCATCGTTGAATTCAAACATCTGAAACTTAGCAGCAGTTGAAATTGCTTTTTCCAGAAGAATGAATAATCGTCTTACGTTAATTCTATCAAACGCAGATGGTTTAGTCAATTGTGTCTTATCTCCAAAAAGAACTGTTCCTTCGCCTGGAAATGAAACAACTGGATTAACTTGTGCTTGATACAACTTATCACGTTCTGCTTTCTTAGGATTGTAAGGAAGTTGTACTACACCCTTAATCTGACCTCTGGTAAAACCAGCTGGAGAGAAGAAAGGATCACGAACTTGATCTGTTTGAGCACAAAGTCCGGCAGTATCTCCGTTCAGAGGAACATATCTGAATTTATCAACGTGTTTATCAAACTGATACTTATATCCAGAATCCATAACAGCGTAAGAGGAATTCTTATTGACAGTATCTCTAAAATCAATTACGTTATCTGTAGCAGTTGAAGAATCTGTTACACCAACAACATCTGCTTTTTCAGGGGAAAAGAAAGCAACACAATCTTTTCTTGAATCTGCGAGATTATCAATAACGTGTCTTATGACTGTTGAACTGTGATTACCACACATTACAAGTGAAAGATCCACATCTTCAGCAGATGACATTAGATCATATGCACGAATAATATCAGCATCTGAAGGACCTGTTCCGTCTATTCCTCCACTAAAACTAAGTGACAATGGAAATGATGCATTTTCAAATGTATCTGAAGTTTGTGCACCACTAGCATCTGCAGTTGCTCCCCAAGCACGAAATGTTGCAGTTCCGTCAGTAACTAATGTTCCGTTACCAGCGGTATCGTTACCGGCTACTGCAACTGCAGTTGTTCCGTGTGCACCCAATGTTGGATGATCTAACCACCACACATATGATGAATACTTATTGATGTAATTCTTGTAAAAAACATCTTCTCCTTGACCATCTCTTGCTCCGCTTGCAACTGACATATTAGCGTGTGCTTCTAAAACCTCTCCCTTTGTTCCCGACCAATCACCATTTTCATCGACAATAGCAACGTGAATTTCATCTTGTGCCATATCTTTGTCATCAGCAAAAGTGGAAGTCGTTGGAGCTCCTGTACTAAATGCACCTTTGTATTCCCATTCTCTTGCGATAGCAGCACCGGAATTAGTACCGTTAAATTTTGTTGTAGTTGCAATGACTGTGTTTGATGTGATAGCATTAACTCTGTGTGATTCTCCACCAATTACTATTGTATCACCAACAACAAACTGTTTGTCGAACATTGTTCCTGTTCCTGTTACAACAGTTGAATCAGCGGTAGTTACAGCTGTTCCCTTTATAAATGTAGAACTTGTTGAAAAAGCAGAACGTTTCTTTATTGTAAATGATTTAGCTGTAGCATCGGCTGTATCAGAACCACTTGTTGCAAATACTGAAGCAGTATTAAGATCAGAAATTGTGGAAACTATATGAAATCCAACTTCATCTGCAATCTTGATAGCATCTCCAACTCTTAATTCATCTAAAAACAGAGAAGAGGATGTTCCTTCCAAAACACCACTTGAAGCAGTCCATGTTACTGTGCTTGTTCCTGTTGCTTCTGGTCTATCAGCAGGACAAAAAGAAACTTTTAAACTGTTACCTAAAGCACCCGCCCATTTAGCTATAAATGGTCCTAGTGCAGCAAATCCTGTAATACCACCACCAATTGCTCCACTTTGTTCTGGATCAAATGTGTTATAGTAACTTTCAACNGTTGTTGTCTGAACNTTTACATATGTNGCTGTGTTAGAAGCTGCATTTTTTGGTGCAGTTGCTGAACTTGAAGTTGTATTAGCAGCACGGACAACGTTCAAAGCACTTGTATATGCTAAGAAGTTAGCTGCAGTATAAAATGCTTCAAAATTGTCATCGTCTGGTTTTTGAAACAACTCTACGAGATTGTCTTGATCTGTAACCAATTTAATTTCTTCTATCGGCCCCCAATTGAACCTTCCAGCAAAACCACCAACAGAAGTACCAGCGGCAACTACTACATTAGTAAGGTCAATTTCAGATGTGTTTACGCCAGGACTTACTTGAAAGGCCATATCTTCTCTCCGTTAAATTTATTTTTTGAGTTTTTGTGCAAAGTATTTGTTACTCTGATAATATTTATAAATACTCGTAATTGATGAATAATATTTAGTGTAAGGTAAATATGAAGTTTCCTCAAAAAGCAATAGACCGTTTCAATGCCAAGATTAATAAATCTAGTAATTGTCACGAATGGAACGCTTCCAAACAAAAACAAGGTTATGGAATGTTCTCTTATGATGGAAAATCCAAACCAGCTCATAGATTTGCTTATCTTCTTCACAAAGGAGACATTGCTGAAAATATGGTGGTTCACCAAACTTGTGAAAATAATAGTTGTGTAAATCCAGACCATCTTGTTTTACAAACTAAAAGTCAAAATAAAAAAAATTACAACTCTACTCATGTCAGTAAAGAGATGGTAGAAAAAAGTAGCGTTAAATTTCTTTATCGTCTTCGTAGTGTTAGGCCAGAATTAGAAAAAGAAATTGATGCATTACTGATGTTACTTGTTACTGAAAAGATGAAAGAAGAAGATGACTTTGGTTTTGAGAAAATAAAAAAAGAAAGTTACCTCTAATATAATTCTCTCTGCCATTCTTGCCCAGCGGGTGTCCACACATTATCATCGCCAGGGATTGAATGTTCATCTGGATCATGGCCATCTTCAATAAACCCAAAGGGAACCATCTCTTCTTCTATCATTTTCATTTGTTCAGAAAACATTTTTTCTCGTATATCTTGGTCTGTGAGTTCTCTGAAGTACCTCTGTTGAACTAACCAAGAAAAGAGAACACAACACATCACCAAATCATCATGTGTTCCATCGTCTGCTTCCCACGATGTACTTTTTCCTATAAACGTTGTCAACTCACTTATTGTATCAAAATCTTCTATGATTAGATTGTCTCTCTCTATCATGTCTTTGAGAGTTGCACATCCAATTCGTTTTACTTGTTTAGTGGTACGGATTCCCATTGATACATTTTTAGAGAAACCTCCACCAATCTGTTGACCATTTCTACCATGCATCGTGACCATCATCATATTTTCGTATTCCATATCGTGATAAAGAATATCCGCCACTTGTTGTCCTATGTCGTTCACCTCAACTAAAACAAATGCTTCGTTGTATTTTTGTGCAGTTGTGAAGATTACATTGGGATATAACATCGGTGATATATCATTTTTCCGATACTTTGCGACCTGTCGATAAGGTTGTTTCGTTACATCGAACAGAGAGAACGCTGAGTAGTCTAATCCTACACCTCTTGCTACATCGCACACTACAACGTAAGTATGTCCTATTATCGGTTCTTGATAAACATCTAATCCACCTAGTTGATAAACTGGTGTTTTGAAAGGCATCGCAAGAAGTCTCTCTGTGGAAATAAGAGTGTTAGAACTACCTAAGAACGAACACTCAAACTCTTGTTGAAATTGTCGCTCTGAAGTATTTCGTATCGTCTTCTCTTTCCACGCTTCATCTCTATCTGGAACTTGTGACCAGTGAACTGAAATAGGAGAATAATCATTTTGTTTTTCTTCCGCATCCGTCCACAATTTGTAAAACATATTCATTCCGTTTGGAGTAGATACTATGAATACTTTTGTAGTTTTACCAGAAGAAATTGTAGGATACACCGAACTGAAAAACTCTTCGGAAATGTTATGTGGTACAAATGCAAACTCATCA